AATGAAAAATTTAATAACAATGAGTAATTTAACATTTACTAAAAAAAAATGTAATTGTGGTTTAACATCTATTAAGAGTAATACAAAAAAAACACAAAATAAGTCAAAAATACGTAAAAATAAAAAAACAAAATATAATAAATTATATAAAAAATAAATCATTGTAAATCATATAATATAAAAATAAGTATTAGTTTAAACACTCCATTTATCAGGATTAAATGGTGCAACACCAATTGCTTTCATATTTCTTTGAAATTCAGCAATTTTTTGTTCTAATTTACGTTGTTTATCACTAATGATAACATCTTTTACTATTTCATTACCTTTGGGTTCAGGTTTAACACCATAGCAGTTAACACCATATAAAAGATTAGGGTCATTGCGTGCTAAATTAATACCTGGACGACCACAAATATTGCGTTTGTTGGGTTCATTATCTTGTAGTGTTTTCCAAGTTGAATATTGAATAGGGTAAGCAGCTAAACCATCTTTAGTCCAACCTACATTACACCAGTCAGCACCATTTTTATGAGCGTCTATTAACTGTTGTATTGATGCTGTCTCGGCACCTAACGCACCACAAACAGCAGAAGCATCATCTAATGTATAAATATTTTCTTTTACATTAAAAACTTGATTAATATTTGAATTACTTACTTTTTTAGAACTAATTTGTGAAGATGGTTGTTGAACATTAAGAGCAGAATCTACCGCAGCATAATATCCACTTGAATCTCTTGATAAAGGTTGTGTAGTATTAGTATTATTATTAGTATTATTATTATTATTTTTGTCTTTTTTAATAATAGGTGTATTATAAGTTTTAACCATTCTTTGATTTTTATTTGTAACAATATAATACATTACAATTATTATTATTAAACCAAAAACAGCAGCTACACCAATTAATACAAAATTAGGTTCTCCAGATAATTGAGGATAAATCATTTTTTATAATATTATTTTAAAAATTATATTTAATTGTTATTTTAGAATTAGATTTTATTTTATATTAAACTAATATATTATTTTATTTTTATTAAAATATTAATAAATAAAAACAATATTGATAATAATTAAAAAAAAATAATGATTAAAAAACAATAATTATAATAAAAAAAAAATTAATTTAATTAATATATCTCTTATATTATTCTATTCTATTAAATTATAAAATAATATATAAGCATTTTGTGATGTTAAAGCTTCTTCATTTGTAATTTCTGTAACTTGAGAATCGTTACAACAATACCATTGTTTATAAAATTTATTATTTTTTTCACTGTATTTTTTTATAAATGAATAATAATGACCTGAATTTAAGCCACCTACGTGGTTAATAATTCCATATAATTCATAATTTAAAGATGTATTTTCATCTCCACCAACAATATAAGATTTCATATTAAGTATTGATGGATATTTAATATTTATATTATTTTTTACAAGTCTATTACCTAAAGCATGATATCTTTTAATTTTTAATATTAAAGTGTTAGATTTTGTTAATATTTTTTTTTCCATAATATTATCTTCATAATTATTACATTTTTCACACTTATATTGAATACTTTCTACTTTAAACATATCATTTAAACAATGATAAATAGTTAAATCATCATTAATAATAGGTTTTTTAAAAAAGTCATCAGGAATAGATAAACATAATATATCACTTGGAGATACGGCATTTGATATAGTTTTACATTTATTACATTGAATTGCTGTTAATATGTAATAATAAAAATTTTTAACAAATAATGAATAATTATTTTCATATGTAGATTTATAATTAGTATAATATAATTTAGAATATTCATCTAAATTATCTAAATTATCAAAATGTGATGTTTTTGTTATTTTTTTTGATATTTTTTTAGAATCATGTAATTTATCAAGTAAATATGCCATAAATTCGTGAGGGTCATTTTGTTCTCCATTGAATAAATAATCATATCCAAAAAAGTCTGATATTTCGGAATTCATATATATAAATTCTTTATTTGATAAAGGTTTATCAATTAAAGTATCATTTAAATTTTTAATTATATTTTTAAATGATAAATACAAATATAAAAGATAACTATTTTTACTTATATATTCTAAATATTTTATATCTTTATTAGGAATATCTAATTTATTATTTTTTTTTAAATTAATTAATTTATCAGCTTCAATATTAATAGTATTTGCTTTATATGAACCTAAATTATATTTTTTAATAATATTAATTATTTCTTCATCATTAGTTTTATATTGATTTATAAAATCTATAATAAATGGACTTACAGATAAACATTGTAGAGCAGAATTTATATAACAATCATTTCCATTATTAAATATACCTTTAATACCATTCATGATAGCTTAATATAATACTTTATATTATAAAATATATAGTATTTTTATATATAAACTTTATTATTTTTATATTTATATTTATTATTTTTATATTTATTTAAATCAATTTTTTATTAAATAATAAGTTAAAAATATAAAAAAATTATATTATAAAAATAAAATTACAAACTAAAAAATTAAATAATATTTTTATTAAAAAATATTTTTATTAAAAAATAATTTTATTAAAAAATAATAAAAAAAGTAAGTATGAATCCTCATATAAATCCTTCACATATGAATCCTCATATGAATCCTCATATGACATCACAACATCAAAATACAATACTTTTAGAAAGACATTATATACCTTATAATTTATATTGTAATATGTATAATTATCCTAATAATCAATCATATAATAATTTTAATATACCAAATAATAGTTTATTTACTCATAATAATCCTATTAATGCGAGATATAATTTATTTAATTCTCAAACTATACCTAATAATATAAATGAAATAAATAATATAAATGAAATAAATAATATAAATCAAAGAACTAATAATGAAGAAATTAATATTAGAAGACCTATTATACCTAATCCATTACCATATACTTTATCTTCAAATTTAACAGACCCATCTATATATAATAGAAATAATTTATATAATATACCTATACCTATACCATTAAATACATCAAATACATCAAATATTAATACATTTCGCACAGAAACTAATACTTCAAATTTAAATATTAATAGAATATTAAATGAAGTAATAAATGATATACCTTATAATTTTGAATTTAATAGATTTGGAACAATTGGGTCTGGAGGATTTATAGGAACTATAACAACAACAAATTTAAATAATTCTAATAATGACACACTACAAGAAGAAGGAATTCCATTATCTAATATAAATTTAATAACTAATGTTGCAAGATTTTGTGATATACAAAATAATAATAACGTTGATACTTGTTCTATTTGTCAATTAGCTTTTAGTAATACTATAATTTGTAGAGTTATAAATAATTGTAATCATATATTTCATATTAATTGTATTGATACTTGGTTACATAATCATACTACGTGTCCTTTTTGTAGATATGATTTATCTAATATTTCTATATCTAATGAAGCGGAAAATGATGGTGATGATGAAGAAGGGGATTATGAAGAAACTGAAGAAGGTGATTATGAAGAAACTGAAGAAGGTGATTATGAAGAAGGTGATTATGAAGAAACTGAAGAAGGGGATTATGAAGAAACTGAAGAAGGGGATTATGAAGAAGGGGATTATGAAGAAACTGAAGAAGGGGATTATGAAGAAAGTAATGAAGAAAATATAAATCAATCGCAAAGTAATAATACAACTAATACTACAACAGACCCTATTATTAATACAGAACCTATGTTAAATGATATTAATACAACTAATACTACAACAGACCCTATTATTAATACAGAACCTATGTTAAATGATATTAATACATTTGTATCTATGAGCACTCCATTTATAAATAGTTTTATTAATCAAAGAGTTCCTAACTCTAACGCATCTCCCACTATAAATTCAGAACAAATTAATAGACAAATTAATAATAGTGTTAATCAATTTGTTAATCAACTTAATCCATTATTACAATCATTTAATAATTTTGGAAACAGAAATTAAATATAATAAATTAAATATAATAAATTAAATATAATAAATTAAAATTATATGTGAAAAACAGAAAAAAAAATAAAAAAATTGAAAAATATAAAATTTAATATAGAAATTAAATAACTATTCGTTTATAAGAAAAGTTTTGGTTTTACTTTTTTACTTTTAAAATGGCGTCTGGTACAACTGAAATGAATACTACTTATTTACAAAATTTACAACAAGATAGTGGTAAAAATAAAATTGTTTTACCACAATATATAGACCGTTCAAGAAATATGAGACTTTTTAATAATGAGAATTGGTTATTTCTTATTGATGGTTCAGGTTCTATGTCAAATATACCACAACGCATTATTGTTTCTAATTTAACTGAGTTTATAATTAGTTCAGATTGTAAAAACTATACTTTATGTGATTTTGGTAATAATAATGATTCGTATGCATCATCATATATGTATACTAATATACATACATTTTCTATTAATTATATGAAACGAGCGTGTGCAACATATACAAATTATATTAAATATGCTCTTGACACAAGTAATAACATTACACATTTAGTATTTCATGGAGATGGTTCTTTTTCTGATGGAATGATGATTATTACCCATATAAAAAATGCTGCACTACAAGGCAAGTTAAATAAACTTACTGATTTATATTTAACTTTTGCTTATCACACTGCTGGATATGTTATTAATATTTTAACACAACAACTATTAGAAGTTATGAATGCGTGTCCTAACGCAATTAAGGTTACACCTTTTCTCTTTACACGTGATGGTGGAAATTTTCAATTAAAAACCTTAATTGAATCAAATCAATCTGGATTTGTTATAAATACCCCAAAAGGATTTATTCGAATTGGAGACCTTTTTGCGATTGAACCAACTATTTCCACAGAAGAACTTTTAGCTATTCTTACCAAAAATGAATTAATTACTAAAGTTCGAGATTTTATGTTAAATACAATTAAGATAAATCCAAGTATTTTGATTTCACATCGTATTTATCAATTGTTGCACAAGGTTTTATTGTCATTTTATCAAGATGATAAAACAGAATATCTTGACAAAATTAGTGTTATCAAAGCAGGATTATCAGGTTCTAACGCAATTCAAGCAACACAATTGCTAAATTCTGTTCGTG